AGCTAATTTCCGTCTTTGTAAAAGCCTCTACGCCAGGCACATCCTCTCCCATCTGCAACAATTCTCTGAATGCAGTTACACTGAACCGTCTTTCCAATACGTATATCGAGTCTGTCTCTCTGATCCAATCGTAAACAGCAGGCCAATCTACGACATTAGGTACGACTGACTTTGAAACTGAAGCCTTTGCTTTATCAGTAGATGAAGAAGATACACCTTCTGCTAACAGCTTAGCAAGTAAAGTAAACTCTAACTTCTTAAACTCTTTATCAACTTCCTTTATCTTAGCATTCAATTCTCCCTTCTGCTCCCGCAATTCGTAAAGTCTATCTATCATTTCTGCTGTATTCTGTTCGCTCATATAGTCTCCTAGCAAGTTAAGATATCTAACAGGTATGCCATATTAACGTTCTTATGTATCAACTGAGCATACGCTTGTACATCCGCAGTCTCTTTGGCGCTAACCAATACAGTTTCAGTCTTCTGTGTTTGACCTCCTCTGTATATCCTATGATTGAACTGTGCAAAGTGTTCCAGATTATAAGTAGGGCTTGACCAAATAGTAGATGTCGCTTTCGTCAACGTTAGTCCATGTCCAGCAGACTGAGGATGCGCGAACAACACTCGCAATTTTCCTTCCTGAAAATCTTCTACCACCAGGTTGCGCAGACGAATCGGCACGCTGCTGTCGAGCACTCCATACGTCAGCTTCCGTTTCTTGGCACCCTCCACCAACTGATCTCGCTGATGGTGCCAGTTGAAAGCCACCAAGGAGTGGGGGCGTTCCTCAACCAGGTCCAGGATGTAATCGTAGCGAGAAGAATCCAGCAGCTTGTACCCTCCGAAGTCGTCATAGACCGCTCCGGAAGCCACCTGTAGAAGCTTTTGCAGGAGAGCCGCAGCATTGACCGCGGTGACAGTAGAACTCTCGAATATCAGCCTTGCACGTTTTTTCATGGCTTTGTAATGCTCACGAAGCACCGGCGGCAATTCAATTTCCGTAGTGTAGACGTGGTTCTCAGGGAGGTCGATGCAATCTTCCAGTCGGTGACGTATTGTGATGTCAGCGAACAGACTAGCCACGATATCCAATATCCCTTCCTTCTCCACCCATTCAGTGAAAGCTCCTCTGCTTCTGGGGGTGCACGTCACTGATCTGAATTTATAAAAGCTACGCCCTAACCGCGCGCCGCGGTCGAGTATATACAACTGATGCCAAAGATCACAAACACCGTTGGGATTAGGCGTACCTGACATAAGAATGACGCGAGCGAAACGATCGCGAATAGCGTCTAAGGCACTGGATCGTTGCGTTTTAGGGTTCTTAAATGCTGTACAATTATGAACTACTATTCCATTTGCAATGTAATTATGTGGGCCATCGACTTCTAAATTCCAAACATCTTCGCCACTTCGTCGTTGGATATTCGATACACAATCCACCCTAGTGAAGTTAGAAAAGTAAATTTCTTCTGATCTCTCTGCTGTCCTAGTACAGTACGATGTGAAATTCCATCTACTTCTATGCCAATTTTTGAGATAGGGTTTCCAAAATCCAGTTTGTAGCATGTAGGATATCCACTGTTCCGTGGTTGGCCAGTAGGTATAGGTAGGTTCCATATAAACTGCGGGGGTAAAACTGTTGACAACCTCTGCTCCATCGGAGACATCCCTTTTCCATTCCCTCCCCGAGTTGAATTGATAAATGGGTCTATTCCTTTGCGTGATACTGATAATTTTTCTCGAACCTCTTCGGACCAAGAAATTCCTTTGTTCCATGTAGAACGTCCTCGTAGTTTCTCTGCTGCTTTGGATATAGCTTCGGCCATCTTTAAAGGTTCGTTCTGCCATAAAGCTTTTCTCGAACATGATTTTGAGCAATAACATTTGGGATTGAACCTCGAATGCCGTTTGAATGTAGCGCCGCAACGCTCGCAAGTCCCGGTCTTCCAAGATATATCGTCCGGCACATGAACCTGCGGGCAACCATCCGAGGTCGGTAGCAATTGGGTGGTTTTTAGTGCATCGAAATTGTTTTCCATTTGATAGCCTCAAAGATACTAAATTGGTTGATGAAGATTTAAACGTATTAGTAATAGGATATACCCCATTACTAGTACACACTAAGTCTCCAATAGTTAGCTTTTGAATAGGCACCAAACCATGTGGGGTAGATATAGGAGTATCTCGAACAAAGCATTCATCTACTATGAGTAGACCATCTTTAAATTGTGTGCAAAGTTCAGGATGTTCTGCCAAATATTTAACAGCGTCATGATTAGTAACGATAACCTGACTTTCTTGTTGAAAAGATTCTTTGCGGTTATGTGCGTAAGCAACTGAGTGAGTCAGTTCAGGTGTATACTTATTGATATCTTCGCTCCAAGCTGGAGCAAGAATGCTCTTAGGAGCTAGAACCAACGTTGGAAGTTTTAGTTGGCGGATGAGTTCAAGACAAACCCGAGTCTTCCCTGTTCCGCAATCTGAAGTATTAAATACGAGTGGGTTTGATTTACAGAACTCAATGTCTTTAAGTTGATGTTCCCATAGTGGGGGAGGTTCGTTGTAGTAAGGCACGTTGCATCTCCTGTACGCTCTCGTCATCCAGTTCTATTATATCGTAGAAATTTTTCTTTTTAAATAAGATATCTCCGTATATCTTAGCACCTTCCTTAGTATCGAATGTCAGAAGGCGTCCTTCCTTAGTTCGGACACATCCATTTTCAGTTGAGATAACGAAGGTTTGCATAGGATATCTCCATGACATACGGCAGGGATGATGAATACCACAATGAGTTTCCATTGTAGCGTAAGTGTAGTTACTGCGAATGGGTTCGGTAAGATCAAAATCAGTGAGATGGTAAGTATCTAAGAAGTATGAGTCTAACTCTGAACGTCTGACACACTCTATGGTGTAGTCAATAAAAAGATCAAGTCTTTTAGAGTTCATATAAAAAACCTTGGATTGCGTTGCTATGCAATACTCAGCCCCGCTTGGCTACGCTGTGCCGAGCCGAGCCATGTAGTACCTTGATACAGAAAAAGAACCCCGAGTTTAACGTCGGGGTACAGAGGAGAATAGTGAACGCACACTATCTAAATGAGGACTGATACAATTAGCATTTAGATAGTAACCGGTTACGTTATCCGGCGTCGTCACTGGACGACCGTATAGGCCAAGGCAAGGCCGATGTTAGTTGAGACGCCAGACTGCTACACAGGGGATAGCAACTCCTTCGGGGAGTACGCCTGGAGTAGTGACTGCTCGTGCTACAAACTTGGCATCAGAATGCTTCCGTTTGAAAGAAACAATAGAACCCTTAACAGACTTTAGGGTTTTATCCAGATCATCTGCTGGATATACTCCACATTGATTGACAGGGATTGTGTCAACGTCGTACTTCAAACCCCGCTCCCTGAATTGGGGAAATAATGGAATCGAACCAAGTATTTGTGCCATGCTAACCTCTCTTTTGTTTAATGAGTGCCCTTAGATTAGCATAATATTCTTGGGTGTCAAGTGATCGTTTTAAATTAATTAAGTGCCAATTCGGGTTAGCTATTGCAGTTTTGATAGGTTGGTCGCAATAGGTGCAGTAATCTCCAAGCCATGGCCATTCTATTTTAGTGAAGTCATAGCGAGCTACCCAAGCTTTCCATTGGGGGTGATAGTTGTTACTGCAATAGTCTCGCTGTATTCTGTTCATGATTAAATGTTAAGTGCTTGAATTTTAATCCTACCACGACAGGGGAGGGATCCAAGAAACGTAGGTTGTTTGAGTCTCCATGTATATCTATGATGGGTGTTTTGTACCCATCATGCCGGTTAACCGTTCGAAGTATGTAATTTGTCATGTGAAACCTTCCTAAAAGACTCTTCCAAAAAAACCTCTAAGTTGCAAGCGTACATCTGGCATGCTTTATTTATCTCCTTATCGGACAAGTTAAACTGACTAGCCAGTGCATCTGCTACATTTAGAAAATGAATTAATCTATCAGCAGCTTCCAATTCCTCTAATGATATGCTATCTACATCATTCATCTAACCCACCACATCGAGATTACTTTCGTTAAGCGGAAAACAACGCCCGCTTACATGCCATATGTTGTAGGAATGTATAATCCGTTTTCCCTTTTGCATTACAGTTACTCCTTTAGCTTCAAAGGATGATCCTCCTTTTATTTCGTTGATAATAACTTTTCTCCCCACTCTGTCGATATATTCTCCAGGAGCGTGTATTATCGTTGAGAGTTCACTTAGTCGAACGTTCATTAGTTTTCCTCCGCATTGTATTGACAAAAAGCTTTCAACCCACACCACTTGCATTTGGATTTGCTAGGTGAAGGTAGAAGCTGAGTATCATTTAACATCCTATCGACACGATCCTTCCACATCTTGCGTAGTCTTATTGCTAGTTCTTTTGGTATTGCTGTAAAAGGGTGAATGAATTCATGATCGATGTACCAAAACTCCGCCACAACAGGCGTGTTTGTACGAGATAGAGTAGCCAGGGAGTAGAGTTGCGCCTGCATGGAGTGTGGGATAGCTTTGTCGAAGAACGGCTTCCCAGTTTTGAAGTCAATGACCCGGACAGGATCGGACCATATCACCACGTCCAGTTTCACACGTAGCCAACAGTCGGCGTCAAATGGGCCGCAAGCTTCCCACTTCTCCGTGACGCCCCACAATTGCTCCATCTCACGGGGCAGGGAGGTTAATTCCTCCAGGTTGCGTTGAAGTTTCCCCCACTCAGGAGGTTTGAAAGAGCGGGGATCAGTGAGGTAAAGCTCAGCATCGGTGTGAGCTTTGAGCCCACGGTCGATCTGAGTTGTGGAAGTTTCTTTAAATCCTTCCAACATCAATTTCCTTTTGTAGGGGCAGGATTCGTAAGTAGTTAAGGAACTAAATGACCAGGGCATGGTGTACTCCTTAGAGAGTGCACATCCCTGTGCGTTTGATCGTTACTGAGATTCTGCGTCTTGTACTGTAATTTCAACTTCCTTCGCTGCTTCTTTAGCTTCCTTCGCTGCTTCTTCAGCTTTCTTTTTCGCTTCATACTCAGCTCGTGCTGCTTTATGTTCTTCATGAGACATAATTGGATTGAGTACAACCGTGACTGACGTTCTATTATTCTCTGATTTATATGACATACCTAGTAGATAGTCAGTATCTATCTGTATTGCGGATGTTAATTTGTCAACAAACGATGCCGAAACATCATTGATTAACACTTCATTATAACCTACCGAAAAGATAATGTTCATGGTTCTCTCCTAAGCTGCTTTAAGTTGAGTGATTTCATTGGTTAATTGCCACAAATCTCTATTAAATTCGAGATTAGGGCCTATCGCATTGATCCCTCTCAGCGATACGTTCTTTATTATTCCATTCTCATTTATTTTTGAAACTCTTAAACCTCCTTTGATCATTCTTTCCTGAACAATATTGTAAGTCTTGTACAGCGAATTTCCTACATCTTGTTGCCTTTTAGGACAAATCATATACTCTACATTCTCTACTTTATCGTCTTTGTGACGTAGTGCATAAGCCTTCTTAGCATACTCCCTCTTCTCATTCCTTGAAAGCTCAATTCCATCCCAAGTCAGCATCTGATCAATTACCCTAGCTGTGTTAAAGATTGATGGAGCTTTTGAGTTCATTTCATCGGCACTCAAGAGGTGTGGATTTACGCTTCTCATGTATTGCATGACTATTCTCCTTTAAATTTAAAAACAACAATCGTCATCATCAAAGTCTATTGGCTTTGTCCTTGGTATAAACACTTTCTTCCTTGGCTTTTCTTCATCTACGTCTTCATCGTCCCATGGCGGCCTTACTGGGTACGTATTATCGTCTCCATAGCCTGGGTAATCATTGAAATTGGTGTATTTCATCTTCATATTCCTCTACGAAATTGTCATAAGATTCTTGGATCGAATCCCTCTCTTCTTCCATTTCCGCAAGAAGCTCAACGACATTTGCGATGAGCCGGGCTTCACTGACCTGGATAATGTAGTTGCCATCTTCGTTGATTTTAATGACGGAGATGAGTTTATCCAGAGTTTCTATTGCGCGATCAAGGTTCATATCCTACTTTCCTCTATGTTTTCTTTTATATTACTTATTGTACAATAACCACCAGCTTTGTTAATTAATGCTCGAATGGGCAATACCGATTCAGGTTTTTTGAAATTTCTGACGTGGCCCCACCACTCGCTTCCATCATATTCTACTCGCCATAAATATTCACCACTAGAAAATACAATAACTAAGTCTGAGGGTATATATTCAACTCCATACCAGTTGTCGTACTCAAAGTTAGCTAGCCCTTCAAATTCTTCCCACGTACATTGATGGCCTGATACTTGGGACCCTATAAATACTATGTCTTTGGTAGTATAATTAGCTTTGCTAATAGCATTTTTTGTTTCTTCTAAGAAATTAATCATTTTAAAGCTCCTTTAGTTGATTGATTAAATCGCGAGCCAGCTCTGTCGAGTTGGTTCTTTTGGAGATGGTTACAACTACCCAAATCGGGTAGAAATAAGCTTCTCCCATGTAGCTGTTGTCTCCCGACTGCCATCCCCAATCTCCTGTCTCTTTATTCCATCCGATGGTGAGATCAATCCCTTCTTCACCAAAAGCATCCTTATAATTCAGTTTCAGCCAGAGAATAATGTCTCTGACGTCTTTAATTGAGGGCGTTTTCATATTTCTTCCTCATCTACGGGGTTGAAGTGCATCGCTATTATATATCTTATGTAGTACCATGTCACTGTCCACGGTGATAAGTCTAATTCATTCGCGAGGTTCATATCAATCTCCTTTTCTGTAGGGGTGTTGTTGAAATAAAGCTTGAATCTTTTTAGATTCCCTTCGGGCCTTTAACTGATAGAAGCTTTTACGAAGTAATGGAGTTACTTCTTCCAGGTGTTGGAGCAAATGTTCGTAAAACTTGAGTTTCAAAGACAATAGGAGTATTTTCATGATAGTGATGAAATCCGTTGGTGGGGATGGATACTTCATCTTCTTACCCGGTCGGACGATTGAAATTAAAACTGATCAGAAGTTCGTCAATACGAGTGAGCTATTAGCATTCCTTAGTCAGGAAGTGGCTAAGAGAGATAGGAAAGTAGATGAATATATCACAGCATATTTATGAGTTGTACCATAGGGGTATGGATGCAGATGACATATCCGATACGTTGGGTATGTCACTTAAAGACGTACAGGACTTGATTAAGGAGCTGGATGATACGGAGAAGAAAAAAGCTAAGCCAGCGAAGAGTTATAAGTTGGGTGCTGAATACATAAAGTTCATTCGAGGGGGTTATGGGTTGAACTTCGTTAATGAAACGAAGCTCATTATTAATCGATTACGGGAGAAAGAAAATGACAGAGGAAGAAATGAAAAGAATTGACGCGCTTGTGCGCGTTTATTTCGACGCAGATGAGTTCGATAAGGAGGATATAATTCACCTCCTTACCGATTTGAGGCATTTGTGCGCTCACAGGGGGTGGGTTTTTGGAGAGGTTTCATTCAAATCGAATGAGTACTATCAGGCTGAGAAGAGTTAATAGCCATGCTCTTTAGGAACTGAGGGGCCGAACATACGTGTGCACGACTCGTAGATACAGGCCAGAGCATCCTTGACCTTCAAGATATCCTGAGTTACGTCATCATCATTCCCATCTTCTATGATTGAGTACAGTCTCCACTGATTGTGGAGCTGTACTGGTTCTTTCCCTTGGATTAGATATGTGTTTATTGGGTAGTAGGGTTTGTCTCCTACGTAAGCCACAACTTTGAATGTCACATCGTAAATTGGGCTGTAATAGATTGTATTAGGGGTGAAATGGGGGTGAAAAAGCGTTCATATGAGTTCTCCAAAGGTTTGTTGTAAAAAAGCAACAATTGGTTGTTGTTTTTTTACAACAATTGTTGCGTGTGCACCACACAAAGTGGTTTTTTAGGTCACGGGTGGTGTAGGGTTGAGTATGGCTGTGTAGGGTTGGTGTATGGCTGTTTTAGAAACATTGACATCACCGCGGTGGGGGTGTAAGTCATTGATTTCTGGTCGTATTAATTCTCTTATTTTTTAGTGGTGTTTGTTTTTTTTATTAATTGTTCTAAGTTTTTATATATCTTAAAAATAACCATAGTAATAATAAGGTTATTATAGTATGCAAAGGGTATGCCAATACCTAAAAAATGGTTGAAATGAACCATCGCTTGTGAACTAAACTGGTGCAACATAAACTATGCGCATTCGGTATGCGCATACTTTATATTTATTGTATGTACAAAAAGTCGTTTTTATAAAAACTTGGCGATTTTCCAAAAAAAATTAATCACCACTGAAAAGTAGTGTTGTTTTTTTCTTTAGGAATAAGTGATTTGAATTTTGACTTGGGTGATGTCAATGTGACTTTTCAAGCCACACACCAACCCTACACAGCCTTACTCAACCATACACCATGTTGACCGTAAGGATAATTCTTATACACCGGGGGGTGGTGCATTTGAACCACTGTTGCGTAAAAACAACAAAAACTGAGAAGAAAACCTGCGAATTAGAATATCCGCACATCTAATATACCCGAACCCTCTCCGCTGTCAAGCCCCACCGAAGCTCAGCCGTAAAGCCCCGCCGAACTTCTGATCCTCTCCGACGCCAGCACCGGTGAAGGAGCTGCGATGGGATGTTAAAAACTTGGCCATGGATGGCCGCTCTTCAGAGGCTCTACAGGACGCGCGAATGGGCACCCCGGTAGTAGGGTAGCGCCTATTCCGCGTGGACAGTCCTAGCGTGGCTCTAGGCTCTTTTTTTGGCTATTTGTGAGTGGAGGCTCTTGTCCTTTTGTCGAAAAACACGCAGTGTTTTTCGACAATTTTTAAAGATGCCTTCCTTGGCGTCTTGGCGTCTTGGCGTCTTGGGGGTTAATTGTCGACGTAGTAATCATTGTCGTAACAATCTTCGATGTTGCCAGCCTCGACGACTAAGTAGTTTATCTTTCGGTCCCATAACTCTATTGTCTCACTGTATCGGGGTGGGTTATTTAATGCTTCCACTGCTTCTATGTAAGAAGAATAATGATATACGATTGCTGGATAGTCAGTAGTTTTCAAAATTAGATCAAACATGTGTGTCTCCTGTGAAGGCTCTCCATGGTCAGTTTGTGAATTAGATTGAAATAGGATTGGCTTTCGCTAGAGCTTCGATCTTTCCTCCTAAAACTTTCTGTTGGTGTCTACACATCTTTGCTAGTGTCATATATGTATCTTTGAAGTCGTGAGAGAGATAAGCTGCATATAGCAAGTCATCTACTTGTTTTTCAAGCTCCCACCATTTTGTGATTAATCGTTCGGTGTTCATTTTATTAAACTCTCCTTTGAAATTGCCGCCTTCCCTGGCAGCGAAATTTATGATTATTTGCTTCGCATCTGCTCTAAAATTCCCTTACGTTTTGAAGATGCCGCAGCTTCTATACGCTGCTGCTCCATTTTCCAGTTAGCAGCCGCAGTTTCTGCTGCATACATCGCGTCCTCAAACTCACGGTGTGGTCTGAACTCATCCAGTCCCGTGTTTTCCCAATATAAGATTGGGGCCTTAATGCTTTCGAGGTCTGGTGAAGTTTTCGATAGCTCTCTGAGATTTAATGCTTGGTATACCCAGAATTGAGTGTCTTTGCAGCTCGCTTCTTCACTATCTGTGTCCTGCTCCGGATTTCTTCTGTTTGCTCTGAATGCGGCAAACGCAGCCTGGCAGATTGCATCGCCTGTGCTATTTGCTAATCTCGTTTCTTCTGCAAATAGAACCATTCCGAGCAATTCACTTTCGTCATTTGCTTCCTGCAAATCTCGGCAAGCTCTGCCTGCTTTGGTGTTTCTGTCTTTTAGGATTTGACAACCCTGAAATACTAAGTTGAAAAAATGAGACTTGGCACTCTCAGTGAACAACCAGGTTACTGCAGCCTGGTCAAACGTTCTAGGGCGGTCAATCCGCCTTGCTTCCAGCGTTTCCTTAATAGATGGCTTTTCAGCCCTTTTGATGACGTGGTTTATCATCGCATCCATGATGTCTGCGGTAGCAGCAGCTGTTTCAATGAAAGAAGTTGTGTTGTTCATGATAAATTTCCTAGTTAGTTTCAATTTCCTTTTACCTTGTTGCTCCATTGATTAATAGTATAGTCTATCTATTTTAAAATGCAAGCTAAATTCCTACTTATTTTTCAAATTAAAATCGGACCCCCTTACTATATAGACTGCTTTTAAAAACCTAGTTATCTGAGATAACGTACAATCTAATCATCAAAATAAATCCATCCCCGATTGATCGCGTGGATATGTGGATAAGTCGCGGCTCTATAGCGTTGTGGATAACGGCTCTATCGTTATCCATAATGCGGCGCGAACTTATCCACATATCCACGCGATACCGAGTGGTCTGTTGTAACAGGATCGCCTGAACAGGCTCTTGGCATTCCGCACAGGGAATGTGCGGCGAGCCAGGGATGGCGAGTCAGGGACGAGGGCAGGAGCCCGACTCGGGGGATGCAGGCGCAGTCCCTAATACCTCATAGCCGCTGCCTCAGCTTCGTGACGAAGTGATTACGGTTGGGGGGTTACTAGGGTAGCGGGTATAACTACAACGTCGCGTAGAAGCGACGAGGCTGTGAGAATTAAAAGATTTCCAACAAACGACAGCTTGCTGTCGGCTGTTCAGCCAGGACAGGACTGCTTAGCGCAGGGGGCAGACACCCCCCTACCGGGACAATGGGTGAGGTGGGGGCCGTTAGTGACTCTAACCCTCTCACAAAATTAGCATCTCAAAAACCCCGCTCATAAGCTCCGATCCAATTCAGTACGCCCTCGCTGAATCCATCAAAATGAACCCACTTACCATAACCAACTCCATTCTCATAAGATGCGACATTAATCATGTACGCACGATCAAACACAGGATCAGGCACCCTTCCATATGAAGTTGATTGCTCATCAGTAATAACAATAAGCCTATCCGCAACTACATTCTTATTAACCCACCTTACTGAGTCACTCAGATTCGTATTCTCCCATGTCTGAGACCCTAATATTGCATCAACTCCAGCCAACCCCTTCCGTGGAGGAACCTCTACAAGATTGTCTGAAAAAGAAAACAGTCGTACATCTCCCGGAATTAAAGCACCCAATGCAGCCGCTGCTGTCATACGGGTTAAATCACTCTTGGCTGACAGTAAATTTGTCATGGAGTAAGAAACATCGACCAACACCACTGTCAGCCCAACCCAAGGTTCTACAACACGGCTGAGCAACACCCGATCCAATTCAGGTTCAAACCGTGGACAAGCTCGTGCAGCCGCTACGAAACGAAACGGCAATACGCGATCGACTCCACCACGTCCTTCCAACCCACGTAGAATCGCCGATCGTATTAACGCATTATCGACGCCTGCTTCGGTCATCCCACGTAAATTACGAAGTAGTGCCAGATACCCAAGTCGCTCTTCGGTCAACAGGTGCGTCCAGGTCTCACGCTTATTCGCTCCACTGGATAACGCCCCTTCCCACGTATCAGGCGTAGTCAATTCGCTTGCAATCAGACGTTTCCACAACGCTTCCTGAACTTCATCCCGCGGTCTGGCGTGACAAAGAAACAACACATCTCGAAGCTTCACAGCACCACCCCGGTCATACTTCCCCAAACTGTACTCATCAAACTTGTGAAAGGCGCGGGCCAACCCCTGTTTGACCTGAGCTGATAAGGGACGACGTCCATTACGCCAGTACAACGACAGGAACTCAGTCAATTCGTCGGTACGTTGAATGACTTCATACAGAGTGTCGCCTACGATACGTCCCCCCTTCCTGGCCAACTCAACACAGAGCAGCAATGGGACGTGACGAAGATGCATGACGTTACGTGCTTCGATAGCGAGCGTACTCAACTCCTGAGCACTGACTTTGGAACACAAATCAACAATGCGGTCTGCGATGCTGTGACCCTCCTCATAGAAGGAGTCCTCCCACAACATGCAGGACAGGACACTACGACGGAGCTGTTGTAGGGGAGTTAAATGAAGAACCGCAGATGACCCACCATGGGTCGTGACTGCGTAGGAACGGGCGAGATTGGTCTTCATGCAGATCTCCAGGGAAGTTCTTGAAAAACATCCAAAGTAAAAGAGACCCCAAAATGAGATGAATTAGAGAACAGGCAAAATCAGTAATTTCCATCGCTCTACCAACTGAGCTACACCACCCTGCATTGATACATGATGGTAATTGGACTCGAACCAATGACCTGAGGATTACGAAGTAACTGACTTCTACGCTACTAAAATCAAATCATTTGGGGAACAGACGAGTACGCCGTTCTTTCATTCGAAGTATGCGTACTCTTCGCCACCAACGCTCATAGAATAGCACATATTTCGTAAGTTGTAACAAACTTATAAAAATATATAGAAGTTTTTTCACCACATGCTATGCTGTGTAAAATCTCAGGAGTATCCGATGTCCGAACTTAAATTCCTTAACCCCGACCTTTATCCCGAAGGATTCCGCCCTCACACTGAAGGGTCTTTTGGCTACGACCTCCGCGCCAATATCCCCGAGCCCGAATACTTGTACCCCGAACAAATCCTAGTACTCCCCACCGGAGTGGCCATCCATACTCAGGGACCCGCCGCACTGGTGCTGTCCCGCTCAGGGCTAGCCGCAAAAGGGGTATTCGTCGTCAATGCTCCGGGACTGATCGACTACGATTACCAAGGCGAGATCAAAGTGATACTCAGCAACATCAAGACAGACCGGTTCCTGATCAACCCCGGGGATCGGATCGCTCAATTGGTGTTCACCACCCTGCATACTCCATCTTTCAAAGTGGTGAACCACTTCTCGTATAAAACTCTCCGGGGCGTAGATGGTCTCGGTTCAACAGGAACGACATGAACACAATAGACAACTCACACGATTGGCGTACCCACTACGCTACTTACCATGCAGATAACCAACCAATAGAGGAACAACCTCCCATGAGCCTGGCCGACACCGTTCCACGTCGCTTCACTGCCAAATCAATCAAAGCCAGGAACTGGATGAATAAATCAATAGACAACCCATTGAAGATGCAAGTGGAAGGAGACCACTACAAATCGAAGTCGATACAACCCATTGAATACATCGCTTCCAACAACCTGGATTTCATGGAGGGAAGCATCGTCAAATACATCACCCGCCATAAAGACAAAGGCGGCGCGGGAGACGTCAGGAAAGCGATACACTACTGTCAGTTCATTTTGAAATATCACTACGGTGAGTCATGACGCCTCCTATCGACCAACCTATTACATCTCTGATTGAACGGATAGAGAAATGTCTGTACTTGTCAGACCCCCGCACCCGTGGGATGCTGCCTTTGACACTGCTGGAGCAGGCATTGAACGAGCTAAAAAGGATTCAAACACAATATGAGGCGATTGAGATTGATGAACAATGAACAGATCGACGCTGTAATTGAGTCCATTATTGCTCACGAAGGAGGGTATGTAGACCATCCCAATGATACACCAACTAAGTATGGAATAACTCAAACTACGCTAAAGCAGTTCTTGAAACGATCTGTAACCAGAGCAGATGTTGCGAATCTCCAGCGTGACGATGCCAAGGCCATCTACCACTCTGAATATGTCGGTCCGTTTGTGTTCATACCGAACTACCGATTGGCCAACTTCATGGCCAACGCCACTGTGCAGCATGGATTGCCCACCGCAGTAGGATGGTTACAGAAGGCGTTGGGGTTGGTGGCGGACGGCAACCTCGGACCTGTGACGCGCACGACGTGTCTGCAACTGTCGTCGGATGCGTTAATGGATGTGCTCTTCGCTGTGTTGCAGATGCGATTGAAATACTATGGAAACATCCTCCAGCAAAACGCAGGGAAGCGAGTGTTCGCCGCTGGGTGGCTCAATCGGATAGCAGATGACCTTATTCCTCCTGTACCGCCACCCCCTATGCCGTTTGTGCCCGGAGGATGACATGCAATACTTCGATAGCTCATCCATATCGTATCTGGAAAACATGTTGGTGACGCTCCTGAGCAGCGTCGTGGGGCCGATTGTTTTGTTCTTACTTATTTTCATTATGATAAGGTACATCGATGAAGACCATTGATTTGGAAAATTCGGAAGAACTGCATCAATTATTGGCTGTGATGCACCATCACCAGTTTGAATTGATGATGGCAATGGACACGGCTTCTAGAGTATCTATCATCGGCACTGGTGGGTTGATGGATATCATGACCATGGTGGGGGCTATCGCTAGATTGTCAGTGCAACGGATTGACCCTCCACAACCCAACTGCGCCTGTCCGTTTTGTACAGCAAGTCAAACACTTCACCACATCGTTAAGGTCATGGAGTACATTGAACACTCCGAGGACGTTAACTGCACAACTCCAATCTCCACAGCAGTGAACTGATGAACTGATGAACTCATTAACTGAATACATGATTGTGATAGTGTTGATGCTAGTTGTAATGATGCTGATGTATCCAGACGTTTGAGGTAACGCATTTGTGAACTTATCATCGTTGGTTCGACGTATAAAATGTAAATACCCACAGATTACTTATAAAATCATTAATGACGTTTTGCATATCTACCAAGAAACGATCCTGCAAGAATTGAAAACCCGTCAGCAATCCTCTATCCGCACTCTGGGAACGATCAGGCTAAAGAATTTACCTCCACGAAAAGCTCGCAACCCACAAAATGGCAATATACTACAGTTGCCACAACGCACCGTGGCACGTATCAAACTGTCTAAATCCGCTTTGAAGATACTGACTCGTGATGCAATCTAGTTCTTCAACTATCTACGCCTTGTTGGAAATATGGGCCGCTTGGTATATCGCTGACGGACAAACTTATCGTCGACTATGGTATCCCAATGGCACGCCGGAACATCGCTACGCACGTGCTGGAGGAGTACGCAACGGTCCTATACAAGCTTCAATCGACGTGGACGATGCTGGATCAACTGCGGAGGTCTTCGATAAAGTCATGGCGAAGCTACGTTTGCACAAACGTAGATGGTTTGATGCAGTTGCTATTAGAACGTTGGATCGATCGCCGATTGAATTACAAGCTCAGGTACTACATACCAACGTTAAGAATTTGCAACGCAACTATGATGGTGGTATAAGATGGTTGAGGAGAGAAATAAGTTCGATTGGTCTTGACTAGGAGAGCAGCGTGAATATATTTATAGACTTCGAGACAGTCTTCACTAAAGACTGCACTTTAAAAAAACAAACAACTATTGAGTATGTACTTGACTCCAGGTCTCCTACTTTGGGAGTTAGCGTAGCTATAGAAGATGATCCCCCTAAGTTCCTGAAGGAAGAAGAGTTTCTGGAGTGGAGTAAAACCATTGCATGGGGCGAAGCAACGATTATAGCACACAACTGTCGTTTCGACGCGACTGTGTTGACTCAACGGTACCATATCACGCCCTGTCGTTACGCATGTACTCAGTTCATGGCCAATGCTATGCTGCCAATTAAGTCCCGATCCTTGAAAGCTGTTGCAGAGGCACTGAACCTGGGAGCAAAAGGCAACGCATTGGTCGAAGGTTCTCACGCCGTCACTAAGGAACTGGAAGTTTACGCTAATCAGGATTTGCACCTCTGCCGGGAAATATATAAAGTTTTATGGCCTTTCTTTCCAGATAAGGAGATGGACCTCATCGATTTGACTGTTAGGATGGCAGTAGAACCTGAATTGGTAGTGAATAGGCCCTTGTTGGAGTGTGTACGCAACGAAGAAATTACAAACCGTGTCAGATATATCATGGATTCTGGCTATAGAGAGACGCAATTAACGTCAAATCCACAGTTTGCGGAGATATTAAAGACGTTAGAAGTGCCAATTCCAACTAAAATCAGCAACGCAACTGGAGAAGAAACGGAGGCATTTTCGAAAGGAGACGACGAATTCGTGTCTTTGATGCTGGATTACCCACAACATAAGAAATTATGGAACGCCAGGTTAGCTGCTAAGTCAAATATCAATATCAAACGCCCTGAAAAGCTACTAAAAGTAACAGAATGCACTGGAGGGTTGTTGCCAGTACCCTATAATTACTACGGTGCACACACAGGACGTTACACCGGAACTGATTATAACCTGCAAAATCTACCGCATAAGAATAAATCTCGTTTGCGTGAGTGCATACGAGCCCCTAAAGGGTATAAGTTGGCGGTAGTAGACAGCTCGCAGATAGAGTTACGTATCAATATGTGGCTGGCTGACCAACAAGATATGCTGGAACTGTTGCGACAAGGAGGGGATATCTATAAAGCTGAAGCCGCAGAACAATTTAATGTTGGATACGACGAAGTTACGTCGGAGCAAAGACAGTTCGGGAAAATAGTGATGTTAGGATGTGGGTACGGGCTAGGATGGACCCGGTTCCGTAGATATTGCGCGGCAGGTCCGCTTGGAATGGACCCGATTTATCTGAGTGACGAAGAAGCGATGAAGTCAATCAGGTCATACCGCATTACGAACTACAAAATACCTGAAAATTGGCGTCGATTTGACGACTTTTTGACGGGTATGATGTACAAAAATAACGAAAATGAGTACAAATGTCTGAAATTTGGGTATGAAGTCATTCAATTACCCAATGGAATGTACTTACAATACTCCAATTTACGTCATACAGAAGAAGGGGGAATGATTTATGACGCTCCAAAGAGCACTAAGTTCATTTGGGGCGGAGTAGCGGTTGAAAATGTAGTGCAGGCCCTAGCACGTATTGTAAATATGTACCAGATGTTGGAAATTGATAGGCTATTTAGGGTAGTTGGTACAGTTCATGACGAAGTTTGGGCATTAGTCCCCAATGGGGCGGATTTGGAAGCTGAGGAATATATGAAAAAGTGCATGAGTACACCCCCTGATTGGGCTCCAGACCTCCCCGTTTCTTCAGACTTTAATATTGCAGAACATTATTGTAAATAAAACCCTTTAAAATACTGGCACTGATAATTGATTGCATAATGCTGAGACTATGCTAGGTTTAATTATCATTTGCAATTCTAAGCCCGCTCCGCGGGTTTTGTTTTATAGCCCCTATGTCTACTCTCAGCGTTCAAGAACAGCTTCGTGCTGCTATCAAACCTCAGACTTGTATCGACAAGCTGAACGGGATCGATTCGATCCTTTCGGACGAATGGAGAAGCTTGGGCAAAAATCAGATTGAATCCCTGCGCCTACGCGCAGATATCAATTTGAGATTGCTGGCCAAGGAACTGGCGGATCGTAAAGCTACTGAGATAGTAGGTGATACTTCATCTCCTGTTCAGTTTCTGTTTCAGGTCAATCGCAAAGACCCTCAGTTTGATGAGACCAAGCAGGCTGCATGAGTGTTGTCTATGTACCTGCCGGCGCAGTTACTGAGCAATTTCATAACTCGGATACTTTTGTTCGCGGCATTATGGGTCCCATGGGCTCAGGCAAATCAGTTGCCTGTTGCATGGAGATCGCAATGCGCGCTCTGGAGCAATTGCCGAGTGTCCTTGATGGGGTTAGACGCACCCGCGCCGTGGCCATACGTCAATGCTTTGACGATCAAACAGAAATTCTCACCGAATATCGTGGATGGGTTTTATTTAAAAACCTTCAAGAGACCGATAAAGTCGCGATGTTACAAGAGGGAAAATTAGTTTTTACCCTCCCTACGTTTTATTATTCCGCACCATATCAAGGAGATCTGATTGGTTTTGAAGGCGAAGGGATTGATTTCTTAGTAACTCCTACGCATAAATTGTACGTTAGCCACGCCACTACTCGGAAGAAAGTTTGGGGTGAATATTCTCTGGAGCGCGCTTGCGACATTTACGGAAAAAGTGATTTCCGAGTAAAGCGAGATGCTTTATGGGAAGGACAAGAATTAGAGCTTCCTGAAAAGTTTTTTGAGTGGTTGGGCCTTTGGTTTGCAGAAGGACATGTCGGAACTTATATGCAAGGACGTCGCCATCTAACTATAACTCAATGTAAGTCAGATGGAGTTGAGTATACAAGAGAGCTGTTCGATTCTATGGAAGTCCCTTATTACGAAACACGCAGGGGGGATAGAGTTAATTTTTGTGTAAAACTTTGTAGGCAGGACGATCCATCCCATATAGGAAATCGATTATTTAAATTGCTTGAAACGCATAAGGGAGCTACAACAAAACAACTTCCGTTTTGGGTAAAACAAGCGCCATCTGCGTACTTACAAGCGTTTATAAAGGGTTTTTGCGCAGGAGATGGACACAAGCGCAAAGACAGTATTACACAAACTGCGTACACAAGTTCTAAGCAGCTAGCAGATGATTTGCAAGAAATTGCCTTGAAAGCCGGGTTAGTTGCAAATCTTTCTAGCCGAAATCGAATTGGGCAACGAATGGTTATAAACGGAACTGTAACTGCACCTACTGCGATTGAGTACACGTTAACATTTGTTTCGCCAAAAAAATACGCCCCTAAGTTACAGAAAGCCACAGACAGTAATACGCAATATAGAGGGTGGCATACGCAGCCCTATGATGGAGAAGTTTATTGCGTGGAAGTTCCAACACACGTGATTTACGTTCGTCGTAATGGAAAAACTCATTGGACTTCTAACTCATATCCTGAACTTAAATCCACAACCATCGAAACCTGGTTACATTGGTTTCCGGAGAAAGTGTTTGGGAAGATGAAGTGGGATGCCCCGATCCGGCATCGTATTAAGTTAGCCCGTGATTGTGAATTGGATATGTGGTTCCTGGCTTTGGAACGCCCAGACGATGTAAAGAAGCTTCTCGGATGCGAAGCGACTTTGATCTGGTTGAATGAAGCCAGAGAACTACCCAAGGAAGTATTGGACATGTCTACGATCCGAGTAGGTCGTTATCCTGAGTCGACTCGATGGAGCGGAGTCATCATGGATACGAACCCTCCGTCCGACGATCATTGGTGGTATCGCCTGGCGGAAGAGGAAAAGCCTGAGAACTTTGAGTTCTTCAGACAGGCTTCTGCTTTGAGCGCAGCAGCGGAGAATCTGAATAACCTCAATCAGACTCCTGAAACTAAAGCATTCCCATTGAATCACCCTGACCGAATTATGCGCGGACGGCAATATTATTTGCGGTCCGTTGCTGGTAAATCCAATGATTGGGTTAAAGTTAACGTAGAAGCGCAGTACGGTAATGTGCAGGGAGGACGCCCGGTATATCCGGAATTCAATGATACCCTACATGTCGCATCAACTCCGTTGATAGCCAACAGAGCCCTTCCATTACTATTAGGGTTCGATTTTGGTCTCGATCCAGCTTGTACAATTACGCAGATCACTCCTCGCGGGCAGTGGATTATTTTGGACGAAGTGACTTCTTTCGATGCTAGGGAAGGACAAGGATTGGTGCAGTTCATCGATGGTCAGCTCAAACCTTTGTTAGCTCTGAAGTATCCCGGCTACAAGATTATTTCACTTCATGATCCGGCAGGTGTTCAACGCTCGCAAGCAGATGAAGTGACATGTCGACAGATTTTGAAACAGAAAGGATTGAACCCCTCAACTGTTGGGACGAACAACTTTACGGCACGACGCGAAGCTGTGGCGAGTTTTCTGAGTCGATTAGTCGGGGGCGAACCGGCGTTTCTGATGTCTCCAACTTGCAAGGTACTTCGCAAAGCAATGAATGGAGACTATGGGTTCAAACGTGTGCAAGTACCTGGCGAAGATCGGTATCGAGACGTGCCTGATAAGACAAAAAGCAGTCACGTGGCTGAAAGTTGCCAATATATTGCTCTTCATATTGCAAGACCTAATCAACACGATAGTAAACCAAAAATTAATCGGATGCAACGATACACTCCAGCATCAGCCGCAGGCTATTGATGACTAATATTTCAACTACTTTAGGTTCTAAACTTCGTACTCAATTTAATCGTGTACGTGGAGAGCGAATCGAAGTGGAAGATCGCTGGCTACGTGACCTTCGTCAATACAAAGGAGTGTATGACCCTGAAGAAGTAGCGCGTATGGATATTAAGCGGTCGCGCACCTTTACGCGCATGACTCGCATCAAAGTAAAGTCTGCTGATTCCCGGTTAATGGACTTGGTTTTTCCTGCCGGCTCAGAAGACAACTGGCATATTGAACCTACGCCAAATCCCGATATGCAAGTATCGCCGATGGCCGTTATGCAGTTACAGATGGCGTTACAACGTCCGCCTACTTCCGACGAAGTAAATGAGTTGTTGACGCGAGAAGCCAATGTCGCAGCCGTCAATATGGAGCGTGAAATTCAGGATCAATTGGCGGAAGTACGTTATCGCAAGATCATGAAGGACGTGATTCATAGTGGAAATTTGTTCGGCACTGGAGTCATGAAAGGCCCTCTGGTAAATACCGCCGAACGTAAGATATGGAAATTGAATCCGGACGCTAACTGGTATTTGACAGAAGCACCTACGTTAACTCCTTTTATAGAATCGGTCCCTCTCTGGAATGTTTATCCGGATACTACGGCTACTACTTTTCGTGACGCTCGTTTTGTTTATGAGCGTGACATCATGCCACGTCACCAAGTACTTGAACTGGCCGACCGGCCTGATTTCCGCGGGGATGTAATTCGGAAATATCTGATCGAACACGCTGAAGGCGATGTAGCGCTAATGTTCTGGGAGACTGAGTTGCGCCGTTTGGGGTGGAATATCTCTGCTGCGGCGCCTAAATCCAAACGTTACGAAGTTATGGAGTATTGGGGCATTTTATCTCAGGATGATTTAGTAGACTTGGGGTTCGATAGGGAAATGGTAGGAACTGAGCTGGCTGAGTTCTGGGGAAATGTGTGGCTTCTGGGCGACAATGTCATTAAGGCAGAATTGCAGCCTATAGAAGGAGTGTCACTTCCTTACTACGCTTATTATTACGACAAGGATGAGACTTCCATTTTCGGCGAAGGCATCGCTTCTGTGATGCGTGATGATCAGAAAGGGTTGAATGCTTCAACCCGCGCCATGATGGACAACGCTGCTATTTGCGCTGGCCCTCAAGTTGAGGTCAACATTGATTTGTTGCACCCGGATGAAGACCCTCGTGCAGTTTATCCATTCCGAGTTTGGCAACGGTCTGGAGTTGGGGTCGAAGCGCAGCACCCCGCTATCCGAACTCTGAACATGGGATCGTTCACTCAAGAATACCTCAGCATGTCGCAGTATTTCATGAACAACATCCATGAAGCGACCATTCCCAGTTACATGCATGGCGAAGCAACCAGCAAAGGTTCCGTAGGCCGAACTGTAGGCGGACTATCCATGTTGATGTCGGCTGCACAGATCACGTTCAAAGATCAATTGTTTAGTTTGGACGACGACGTGATGCGTCCTTTCCTGACTGCTATGTATCACTGGAACATGCAGTTTAATCCTAAACCTGATATCAAAGGAGATTTCAATGTCGTGGTTAAGGGAACGTCCAGCCTCGTAGCTAGGGAAGTCAGAGCGCAGAATCTCGAACAGTTTGCTAACAGCACGATGAATCAGTTCGATCAGCCGTTTATTAACCGCTACGAATTGAACAAACAGCGTGTTCGTGTACTTGAACTTGGCGATGACATCATCGTGGATCAGGAACAAGCCATTCGTAACCAAGTTATCGATCCATTAGCCCATGCAGCAATTCACCAACAAACCGGCTCTACAGCAAAAGATACAGGAGTGCCGCCGGTTGGCTTCAACACCGGAAATGCAAGTCTTCCTGAACCTGCTGGATTTGCAGATTGAAGATTTAAAAAGTCAGTTAGTTCACGCCGCAGGAGATGATACCGCCCGACTCCAGGGAGCCGCGCAAAAGTTCATCGCTCTGCGACATGCAATAACTGACACCCGCATAGCCCCGCTCAATTCAACAGACGGCGCTTATATTTAGTCATTTCTCCATCCCTGACAACAGGCTTACTGGAGTATAGGAAAGTGTATGCAAGATGAACGTGATGAGTACGAATCTGCTTGGGAAGCAGATGACAAACCTAGTGATGGACCTACTGAAGTAGTAGCTGACGAACCTGTAGAGGAAGACTCTTCGGAGTCAGAAACTGAACCGGAAGTTGATTATAAAGCTCTTTATGAAGCTGAACAGCATAGGCTGAAATCAACTGAAGGACGCTATCGTAGTGAACTCAATCGGATGTGGGAAGCCGCTAAACAAGGAAAAGTTTACATCCCACCGGATGAAATGCAGGGACAGCCAGCTTATTTTGCTCAGCCCGGATATACCCTGCCACAACAGCAGGACCCAGATGATGCGTTCTTGACGAAGTTTCGTCAGGATTATTCAGATGATGTGGTGAAGGCAATTGACCTGGTAGCTCGTCGTAGGGCTCAAGAGTTAGTAACTCAAACACTGGAGAAATATGTAGCTCCATTGCAGAGTTCACAACATGAGATCGCCGCGACTGCGCATTTCTCAGCGATTGAAGCAGCTCATCCAGATGCTTATCAGATTGCAGACGACCCTACATTCAACGCTTGGTTAGAGTCCCGACCTGACCACCTGCGTGAAACTTATTTTCGAGTTAGAGACTCAGGCACGCCGAGAGAAGTTATCTCAATGTTAAATGAGTACAAAGAAACCAGACATCCTAAAGCAACCACTGCTTCACCCAAGCAGGTTGCAGCAGCATCGGCAGTCAAGCGTTCACGCGGGGGATTACCTTCCACGGGTGCGCCGCCTCCTGAAGATGAATTTGCAGCAGCTTGGGCCGCAGCACCTGAATAGAGAGATTTAATTTATGGCTACCACAACTTATGGTGATATCAGCCCGGCGGTCGCCGCCGTCGCCTCTAAAGAGCTGATCAAACGTGCTCAACCTTACTTGGTGGTTGAGAAATTCCTACAGGCAAAACCACTGCCTGCCAACAACACGAAGACTATTAAGTTTCGTCGTTATAATGCCCTGCCTAATACTCCTAAGTATTTGGTTGAAGGTGTGACTCCCAACGCATCTGTACTGACTGCAACGGATGTTACTGCTGTTCTACAGCAAATGGGAGATGGTATGCAGATTACGGATGTCGTACTGGATACGCACACCGACCCCGTGCTTCAGGAAGCTACCGCAGTGCTTGGTGAACAAGCAGCGCAGATGGTAGAACGTATGCGCCTGGGTGTACTAACCGGCGGAACGAACGTCGTTTATAACTGTTCAACTAGCACCGGACGTACTAACGTCAATCTGCCTTTGCATCTGGGGTTCCAACGTAAAATTACTCGCACGTTGAAAGCTCAGAATGCCCGTCAAATTACTGAAGTTATTCGGTCTACTCCGAGTTTCGAAACTGCGAACGTTGCAGCCTCCTTCGTAGCGTTGGTTCATCCTGACTTGGAAGTTGACATTCGTAATATGACTAACTACGTGCCGATTGAAAGGTACGGCTCGTTAACTCCCTTTGAAAATGAAGTGGGTAAGGTCGAAGATGTTCGTTATCTGAGTACTACTTTGCTCGATCCGAGTATATTGAAGGCAGCAGGGTCTGCAAAAGCCCTAGGTTCGACTACTTATTCTGGCATTACTTCAGGCCCGTTTACTTCAATTACAGTAGTGGACGACGGTATTGCTACCAGACAAGCAGAAGTATACCCAGTTATTTTCCTGGCTAAGGACGCTGCGGGTACTGTACCACTGAAAGGTATGAATGCAATTTCTCCGATGGTGGTTAATCCCAAACCTTCTGACTCCGATCCTTGGGCGCAGCGTGGTTGGGTTACTTGGAAAACGATGCAAACGGCTGTTATTTTGAACGATCTGTTCATGGTTCGTGCCGAAGTTGCAGCGTTGAGTCTGTAATTTATTAATATTGGAGAACAATCATGCCTGCTCAATATTCTGATAAACAAGTTACGAGAAATCGCAACATTTGTTTTGCTTCTGGTGCGTTGACAATTTCGGCTACCGCAGCGAAATTTAAAACGACTGCCAACCTTACTTACACTATAAACGGTATATTTTATGCTTTGACCGCAGTTGATTTGATGGTATTTTCTGCGGGTCATACTGCATTAGCTGCCAATCAATCCTGCTTCTTCGTAGTTTGTGCCGATGGTAGTGCTGATAGTATTGCGACTATCAAAACATATCAAGGGCCGCGTTTTACTACGCAGACTCGCACAGTTCGTGACAGCACAGGCGTAACGACTGTAACTGAATATGTTGCAGTACAAGCAGTTCCCGCTTCTGGGTCATTCTCTACTGTATGGCCGAATGCTGCGATCGTAACGACTGACGTTCTACGGTTCTTGCCAGATAATATCCCCGATACGGTTTGCCCAATCGGATCAATTTTGGTTGCCTCTGGCGGATCAGCCTTTACGCCAAATACTACGGCGCTAACAGGTTTGGGTACGTACTATAACTACGCAACTCTGCCAGTTCCATCTGTATAAGTTTCTCGCCCTCCTAGTTAAGCCCTCAGCAATGGGGGCTTCTTTTTATGGAACAGTTTATGTCAGATAAAAACATAGCAAATATGACCGAAATGCAGTTAGTTACTTTAGCTACTGAATTAGGCATCGCTGTAAGTCCGTTAATGAATAAGAAGGAATTGATTTCAGCCATTACGTTAGTTCAGCAAGCTAATACTGCTGAAGCAGAAAATAAGGAGCTGGCAGAAAAAGTAGTTGTTGAAGAGCCAAAGAAAAAGGAACGTAAATTTCGTTTGCTGGTTCAGAATCAGGAAGGGGTCGATAATACTCCCTACATTGTCATTGGTGTAGATGGGAAAGTTTATCAGATACCACGAGATACCGAAGTAGAAGTGCCTGAACAGGTCATCGATACGTTGAAAGAAGCAGTCATGACTTTGTTGGAACAAAGAAAAGATGATCAAGGACGTAATATCGTAGTAGCGCGTAAAGCTCCTAGATTTCCATTCCATGTATTGGGCGAAGTCGCGTGAATCTTCGAGACTTGATTGCGCTGGCTAGAACTCGTTTAGCGGATACGGTTCCCCCTTATTTGTGGAGCGACTTTCAGCTTACTGAGTTTGCCAATACTGCAATCTTGGAAGCTCTGGAGCGGTCACGCTTGAAATATGACCGTACTCCATCAGAAGTCACGACGATTCAAGCAATTTCAGGGCAGCGATCTTACCCTTTGGATGCTTCGATTCAGAGCATTCGTCGGGTGCGAGTGCAGATTGCTGGCATTCCTGAGTACGATATTCCCAATCGCGGCATTCAAGATTTAATTGTCCGAGTTGGTGTAGGTTGGCCGTTACAAGAAGGTGACCCTTATTCGTTTTGGGTTGACCAGGAAGGACTTAATCTTTACCCAGTACCTAACCACGCTGGTGTTGTGCTGCAATTAGAAGTTCATAGACGAGCATTACCGGCTGAAGGATTAAGTTTATCGTCTGATGTACCTGATATCATCCCAGTTCAGTATCAAAGGGACTTAGTGTATTGGATTGTACGTGAAGCTTATATGGTACATGACTCTGATTTAGAAGATCAGAAACGCGCCATGGCTAACGAACTTTATTTTGAGCGACGTTTTGGGTACCGCCCCTCTGCAAAAGCAGAACGTTTTGCGGCTACGGCTCCATTAGGAGCACCTATTTACAATCAACGATTTGGTGGTATCTAACATGCCTCATACTATGACTATTTTTGAGCACGCCCAACAACATTATGAAATGGGGCGTATTAGCGATATGGTATATGGGTCGTTAAATAATTCAGTACGAACGAATTATAGTTGCTATGCTGATAGACCCTCTGCTACTTCATTTGGAGTAGGAGAAGCATTAGTATGTGGTAAGCCTTGGTATAGTGACGGAACTAGATGGTATTACACAGGAGGGCGACTTCCTCTGTTAGTATCTGGAATACCTATGATTGTCCCAACCAGTGGAACGATTGGTAATAACGGAGCACTAAGTGGAATAACTGCACTTCCAGTTACATATAGTTCTTGTTATATGTATTTTCCGGCAGATGCAATTCGCGCTACTGTTGCAGAAGCCCCTGGTCCACCTGTAGTTCCAGCAGTCCCTGGTACTAGCGCGGGTTGGTATTATGTAGTCATGTCTTCGACCACCGCAGGTAGTATTAAAAATAATGTTTATACCTCCGGCGTTCCTATAATTCCGTCCAGTCTAACTGCGTTTGTAACTACTGGCCCTGGTGCGTTCACTCAAACTACATCTGAAATTACTGCACTTAGTTTTACTGTACCCGCTAATATACTGGGAGATACAGGGGCTTTGCGCTTTGTAGTTAGAGGTGAAAATAGTGCTTCTGCGGATGATAAAACGTATAAGGTTACTTTTGGTGGGTCGACTGTTATAGGCGGAGTTGTTAATACTACAGCTACTTCTTTGTTGGTTGATAGTGAAATATTTAATATTTCAGCTAACAAACAATCGATTTATAACAGCACTGCTTACGGCGCTACTACAGGACACATAACTTATTTAACTAAAGACACAACCGCAGATGTTACTGTAACTATTACGGTTCAACTCGAAGCTGCAACTGACTTTGTTATGATTTCAGGCGCATTGTTCGAAGTAATTCCAAACTAATTGAGGTAAACAAACCATGGGATCTAAAACAGACGTTTTTGAAAATAAGCTTTCTGACTTTCTTTGGAGAGGGCAGACTTTAACTTTAGGTACTTCGACTGCAACTTGGTCAGCAGCAGCGCCGAAGATTTGGGTAGGATTATTTACGGCTCAGCCAACAGACTCGACCTCGGGGACTGAAGTGATCGCAGGGGGGAACTCTTACGCCAGACAAAATATCTGCGGAAGTGATGTTGTGCCGAGTTTGACTAATGTGCGTGGTACTCATGGTACTGCTTCGGGGGCTTCATCCGGGACAGGTGGGACGATCAGCAATGAAAATGTTCTGACTTGGACAAACTTCCCTGGTGTATCTGTTACAGGATTTGGCCTGTTCGACGCTTCGACTACTGGTAATTTGCTTGAATATGCAGCTTTAACAGGTGGTACGGTAGCAGTTCCAGCGGGTTCCACTGTGACATTCGCCGCTGGTGCTCTGACAGTGCAAGAGGACAACTAAGTATGGCGCGTTTATGGCTAGGAATTTGGCTATATTTATGGGCTTTATCCGCCTGGGCATTGACACAGCAAGAAGCTGATACGCTAAAAATAGCAATATTGGCAGAACCTTCAGTTCAAACTTGCGTGACCAATGGCGATGATGTTTGCGTAGCCAACTGGCTCAACTCCAGTACGCCATTTATTGTTTGGAGAACCAGTGTTTCAGCGCAGGAATACCACGATTCAGCGATTGTCTGGACTACAGTGGATGGCATGACGGCTGGTAAAAGGGCTGAATGGGAGTGGTTGTCCCGATTCGGGATATTGAACCCTTCCAAGTCCAATATCCGGGCTGGATTCGCAGATGCCTTTAGCAACAATGCTACGGCACAAGCTAATTTACTAGCCGTATCCAAGCGCAATGCGACTCAGGCTGAGAGAATCCTGGCCACGGGAACGGGGATGACTGCCAATCCTGGTTTACTGACGTTTGAAGGCTCAATTGGAGTTAACGATATCTCCTTTATTTTGCGGAGAGGTTGATGGCTTCAATTAAATTGGTTGTCGCTATACCGACCGCAGGGGCTGTGCATATAGATTTTGCCTACAGTCTGGCGGGGTTGATGGCGATGATAGCCAAAGATGGAGTTAAAACCTGCCCGGAAATTTATCTTGAGCTATATATCGATACAGTTACGGGTTCAGTTATTCATAGCAATAGAGAGAAGTTGGTTACGCGCGCTATTGAAAATAAAGCCACGCATTTGTTGTTTTTAGATGATGATATCCAGTTCCATCCTGCTGTTTTAGAGATTATGATTGGGCGTAGACACCCTATCGTGGTGACTAATTATCTCATCAAGACGGATGCTAAGGAGTTTGTAGCGATAGACGCCGATAATAATCGGGTTGCGACAAATGCCTTATCGAGAGGAATCCAACCTGTAGCAGGCAGTGGGTTTGGGTGTAGTTTATTCGAAACTTCGGTATTCAATAAAATAGAGCAACCTTGGTTCGCTCCGGTATGGAATACCAAAAACCAATCATACAGTACGGAGGATTATCCGTTTTTTCAAAAAGCTAGTGATGCAGGTATTCCGATATATTTAGACCATGATGCTAGTAAATTGATTTCACATATAGGTTATAGAACATGGAACTGGAAAGAGGCAGACAATCATGAATTATCAATCACTGGGTGAGTACATACAAAATAAACCTGAGTTCGCCAATTGGTTGGCGAATGGCAACGATCAGGAAATTGCGGATGCTTTAAACGCTAAAACTCTAACGATTGTTAAAAGCGTATCCAGGTCTGATTTCACGATTTGGGCAGCTAGTACAGGGATGCGTGCAGTAATTCAGGATCATGCTGATAACGCGCAATCGCCTTTACGGTCAAGTGCATTAAGTTTACTGGATTTTTTACGGGGAGCCGCAACCGCTCTCGATCTTAGTCAAGCTTCTACTTCATCCTTATTAGACGCTTGGGTCGGCGCCGGAGCTCTGTCCGTAGCTAATAAACTGTCATTGCTGGCGTTGGCAGAAGTAACTTCTAGTGTAGCGGAAGAGCAATTCGGACAGACTATATCTAATGTCGATGTGGCTATTTCACTCGGTCGAGTTGGTATGAGGACTTAATTATGGCAGGTGAAGCTAAAGTTTTTTTAGGCACTACGAAAACTCTGGCGTCTAGCGGAGCAAGTACAGCCAATAATGTTATTACTCAGGCATCTGACGCTAGTTACACCATATCTTCCGATGGGGGTAATTATCCTGACGCGGAGTTTGTGGCTGGATTAACGTTTGGTACTGCGCCAACTGAAAATACTACAGTTGATGTTTATGCACGAGAACTTAGTATAGATAGTACAAATAGTGCTCAGGTTCCTGAATCATCGGCTCATCGACCTAGGTATATAGGATCGTTTGTTGTAAATAATATTTCAACTGTGCAGTATCAAAAATTTATTGCTTATAACGTCCCTAATGTTGCGGATTATTATATTTATAATAATGGCACCGGGCAAACATTGTCGGCTGGCTGGACGTTGAAAGTCACGCCTAGAACTATTGGTCCTGCATAGTGTTTAATCGGAATAGAAATAGTAAAACTAGTTTGCCAGTTGGTGAACGTGTCAATGCTTATATGCCAGAGTTTTTACGCAACGAACCAATGTTGGTTGCGATTCATTCGTTTGACCATCAGCCTGCTAATTATATCGCGTTTAATAATGTAAGCCCTTCACTTAGTGCGACTTATAGGGACCCTGCTGAGCCTCAATGGTGGAAATTAGAATCGAAACAAACTAGATTCGGACAAGTAATCGGCGGTTATGGTTTTTACATTGGTACGGAATATGCAATTCCTGTGATGGATAGCCAGATTGCAAATGGCGTTACGCTTCACGCTATTGTGAGAAGTAATGGAGCTTCCTCAGCACCTAACACACCAGTTTTTATGGAGCCTGCTGGAGGCCAAAGCAGTTACTATCCATACATTGACAATTTGATATATATGAATTGTTTTACTAGTACCCGATGGGTGAATGCAGTGGCGTTTCCTGCTTCAATTGTTAATACCGAGCCTCATTTATTATCGGTTACCGCTGCATATGGGCGTCAGCGATGCTATTTAAATGGCATATTAGTAGCATCCGGTAGCGTGAACGCAAATCCCGCAATGAATAATTCGCCTTGTGTAGGATACGGCAATTATATTTATACGCTATATATGTTAGCTAGAGAGCAGACACCCATCGACGTGGCGCTATTCTACATGTATCTGAACCGGAGTATGGGCCAGAAAAAACCATATCTATTTTCAGCCGGCACCAGTCAAGTTGCATTATCCGGCGAGGCAGCGGGCCAATCTGTTGTTGCTGCTACTCCTTCGATTCAAGTCCCCATCGCTGGAGCCGCTGCTGCTATTGCAAGCGCTAGTGGTTCCATGTCTACTCAGGTGCCAATAGTAGGCGCTATGTCGGCGGTTGCTACATTGGCTGCAACGCCATCTATTCAGGTGCCCCTGTCGGGTGCGGCACAAGCGGTTGCTGCTGCTTCTGGTACGATGAATGTACAAGTCTCGTTTTCTGGCGCTGCATTGGCACAGGCGCTATTGACAGGAAGCGCCTCTATTAATGCCCTGCTGAGTGGAGCAGCCCAAGCAGTCGCAACTACGTCGGGGAGTATCTCTACAAGTACTGGTATTTCTGGAGCTGCTCAAGCTGTTGCAACTGCATCAGGAAGTATTGGCGTTAAAGTCGATTTGTCTGGTGCGGCGATAGCTCAAGCGTTGGCAGCGGCAACCCCTACAGTAACAGCTCCTGGATCGCTATTGGGCGCGGCTGCGGCACAGGCGACTTTATCTGGAGCACCTCTGGTGACTGTGCCTTTAACGGGTAATGCCCAAGCGTTTGCTACAATTTTAGGGCAACCAACTGTTATTATTCCCGTAGTTGGAGCTTCAGCGTCTGTTGCGAATTTGTCAGGGAATGTCGGAATTAAAGTTAATTTGTCAGGGGCTGCGCTGGCGCAAGCTTTGGCGAGTGGAACTTTGACTCAGGCAGGTAGTTCTTTATCTGGATTGGCGCAGTCTATATCTAGTATGGTAGGAGATATCAAGCTCAATATTCCATTATCGGCTGCGGCTTTATCTTCTGCGTCGTTACGGGGTGTATTATCAGGGTCGCATCGGGGTTATCTATTTATTAACCGGCGTTATAGGGTAACGGTTCCTGCTCGTAAATTGAGGGTTTATATGTGATTACGGAATTATCTCCCAAAACGCCTGAAGAGATAGTCGCCATCACCATGGATTTTTCCAGTGTGATGTCTGATATTGCATCAGCAACTTGGATTATTTGCGAGTTTCAAGGGCATGATGCTTACGTCGACGATATGTTGGTAGGGGTTGCTTATGGTAGTGGTGCAATAACGCAACATCTTATTCAAAAAGGGCTTAATAACTATACTTATTTAATTAAAGTAGTTGCTTTTGGTGGCCAAGGCGAAATTTATAATGGATATGCGTATTTGCCGGTGCGAGCTGAAGATGTTCAAACTCCTATGTTAGGGGCTTTACAATCGAAAGCAACTTTAACAGGACAAACTTCGTGAAGGACTCATTTGATAAATGGCCTCAAGATGGCCTCAGCCAGGAACGTGAGCTGGAAGAAAAGGAAGAACAGGATATTCTTTTATATCGTGCAGGATTTGTAGGGTCAATTATTCTTTGGGTAACTAGCACAGATTTATTTCGTTGGGTAAGTAATTTAAGGAAGTTATTCAAAGGGGGTAACAATGCCGATGACGGAGAGTAGTTATTCTGAGTTGTTAACTCATGTACTGGATATGAAGGATAGTTTATCCAAGCTAACTACGGATATTGACGTTACTAAGATGCGGCACGATTGTTTAACTGAGACAGTTACAGCTCACATTGCAAGAGAGGAAGATGTATTTAAGTCGATCCACGAAATTAATGATGTAGTTAGAGGGCTAAAAAACTCCTTACACATATTTACTAAGTTTTTAGCTTTTATGACTATGCTGGGCGGAGTTATTGCTTCTACTTGGGACTATATTAAGAACCATATGTTGAGTTGATTATGAAAGTAGCACCTTTCGCCATTCAAAGTTTTGCTTCTTTTTTACTTGGTGCGCAGATATTTGAGCGCATTAAAGGCGTAGTCATACGACAGGAAGATAAAACTTTGACGGGTGAAGAGAAACGAAAAGCCGCTTTAGACGAGCTGTCTTTTTTAGGAATTGATATTGCCAAATGGATGGTGAACTTGGCAATTGAATTAGCTGTCGCGTATCTACGCAAGTTGGCTGCATGAAAGATTATGTTTTAGCTAGATTTCAAGAAGCCTCGACTTATCGGGCCATCATTTGGTGCCTGGCTGCGTTTGGGGTATATCACTTGTCTACAGATCAAGCGAGTGCTGTTACTGCATTGGGCATGGCTCTGGCTGGCGCTGGTGGTTTCGCTCCTGATCGGGTGCTCATCCCTAAGTTGTCGTCCGACGATAGCCATACTAAAGGACCCTGACACGGGTACAAAACCCGTTTATGTTTTACAACCTGGCATTAAATGCCAATTTTAATAGGAGACTTAAATGTCTAATTACTCAGTAAGCGTCGAAGTGAAAGTTGTTAATACTGATTCAGGCGCAGTATTGTTGGAAGGTCCTACTGTATGGCCGACTAACGACTATATGTCTATGGTCCTTTTGCAAGAAGCTATTCATCAAGGAATCATAGAAAAAACGGTTGCTTTAGGCAAAGCAGTCATTGAAGCTAAACTTAAATAATGGCCGTCATAGAGCAGCTTTCTGGTTTACGTAATCAGCAACGACCAGAGCGGCTGCCCTATGGGTCAATAATAACCGCTACGAATGTTGTTTTGGACGATACAAGAACTATTGAAACTCGTTTCGGATATAGTAAACAACTATCTTTGTCTGGTATAACAGATGGTTTTTCTCCTTCGCATGCAGAATGGAGTTACGTCATTGCTAACAAAACGCTTTACGCAGTTTTACCAGACTTAACTTATTTCATTGTCGCGTCTAATCTGACGGACGATACAGTTCAATGGGCTCAACAAGGAGATCGAACCTATTACGCAGGTCCCACGGATTGTGGGATGATTCAAGGGATTGCTTCTTGGAAACCTCTACGTCTGCCTTATCCATCCCCGACTTCCATCAGTCTGATAGCAGGTGATTTACCTGCGGGTCAGTACCAAATAACTGCCAGTCACCGACACGTTCCAAGTGGAATTGCTTCGCCCACTCACGGCAGTATCTCAGTTGATATTGAGGCAGATGGAGTATCTTCGATTATTGTTTCGTATTCTCCGCCTACGGATTACGTTACGGATTTGTATATTACAGAGCCTAACGATACTCAGGAACGTTTCTGGACTACTGTTATTGGAACTAATGTTGCAATTTTCAATGCTCAGGATATCGATGCGTTGGGGTTCTATGTAGAAGCGGCGTTAAATCTGACTGATGTATTGCCGACTACCAATATTACAGCGTTGGCGGCGCATAATAAGTGTCTTTATGCAGCTATCTATAATGAATCTTCCAACGTTAGTACGGTACTTTGGAGCGAACCTGGATGGCCTCAAATATATCGATTGGTACAACCGGATTCAACTTCTCCGTTGGCTAGTATAAGCAGTTTCCAAGGAATGGTATACGGCATGGCTTCAGTAGATGAAGGTTTATTGGTAGGTACTGACCGAGCTCTTTGGCTACTGGACGCAGAAGGCAACCATCATAGATTGGCGGATTACGGGGTTGTATTTGGCCGTCCTTTCTTTAAAACTCGGGATGGTTTGGTAGCGATTAATAGCATAAGAGGCATCCTTCTCTACCAAGGAGCCTTATTACCTGACGGTATAATGAAGTTTATTCCTCCCATGAGCGATACAGGATCAACCACTGTGTTGGATTTTAATGGGATGAGACTGGCGTTGGTGTTAACGGATGGTTTGGGTGATTACTACAACAAACGTAGATAATCTCTTGGTATCTAATTTGTAAATAGGTCCGCTACCAAGCGGATTTTTTATGTTTGCTCGATAGGTAATAATTATGGCAGTTCGTAAATCTTCATGTTTGAAGTCTAAAATGATGGGGTCGCAAGCTGGAGGTACTGGAGATGGCTTTGCGGCGATTATGACTCAGTTCTTCATTGACGGTTATACTGGATCACAGCCTACTGACGCCGATGCCGCCGCTACAGGAACTAAATTAGTTACTTGGTCTATCAATGACCAAGGAGATGGCAACGCTACATACGGCGGTACTTGGGCGGCTCCCACCAACGTGGGTTTGTTGGCTCGCACTATCGCTGAGAACTTGGTTGGCACTGCTGTAGCTAGTGGAAGCATTGGTTGGATTCGGATTCGCAAACAAGGCGATACAGGAGCGATCGACACCAGTAAAGTCAAACCTCGGTTAGATCTTAGTATCGGCGTTTCGGGCGCTGACATTCTAATTGGCGATACGACCATTGTTTCTGGGACTCAATATCCCTTTGGGCCCTTGAAACTGACGGGTGTTTGATGCATGCAGATACTGGTTGATGGGCATCCAGTCGACATCCGTTTATGGGATGATCCTCAGAAAGCAGAAATTTGGAAGCCTTGGGCAATCAACCAATATCGGAAGTTGTCTTCGTGCTACACAGTTGACTTCAAAAAGACTTACCAACTACCCAACGCCCGTGTAGAAATCCTTCGTGAGTCCCGGTATGGATACATCGATATTTGGGGCGAAGGTGGAGGGCTTATCGTAGCGCCGCATTTCTTATGGCGCGGAACCCAAATAAGCCCCGACAGTTTAGTTGGATTGGGGTTAGACGGAGAGAACCCGAATAATCTATACGACGAGATGTTTGGGGATACGTTAAAACCTACGGCATATTTTCGTGATGGAGTTACTGAGTACTACGCAAGCACGGTAAGCCCCCCTAGTTATTTGCAGGGTAAGTACGAATATCGCTTGACAGACGCTGCGTTACCTAAGTTAATTTACCATTTGCGCTCACCGTGCCGTTATACTGGTGAGATGCGTTGGTTAATGCAAGAGATGTGGGCTGCTAATATTTTGTTTAACAACAATACAAGTGATCGCCCTGTACTTCCATTTTCTTATACAGTGCAGTTGACTCATGGACTGGCTTCATATCCATCTTCAGATGAAATTGGGTATTGGTTGGTTGAAGTAGGTACTCAAGGAGTTTACGCGCTTAATCTCGGGGTTTTACCAAAAAATAATCTGCTTGATTTGCAGACTAAAATCCAAGATGTTTGTAAAATTCATTGGGCGGAGCTCGATGCTGACATTAGTTGGGCGAGCGAGAGTGTACTCGGCGGCGTTGTAAGATTATGGGGGTCGTATAAGGCGTTGCCTAAAGAACATCCTGAACGGCCTTTGCAGTTATTGACAGCAGAAGACATGGTACGCCCTTGGGATAAGGGGCCTCCTTGGTCGCCTTATTATGGATGGGCTTTTAGTGAATCTGGACATGAATGCCAAAATGTATTTGGGTCTAAGGGCATTAGCAATCTCGATGCTAACGCTAAGTATGGATCGAATGTAGCACCTCTGGGAGCTTATCCTTCGAAGTTCTTTGCTTATGAGATGGAACGCTGGAAGATCACATTTGAAGTAACTTCAGAGTCCATTAGCGCGAATTTAACTTCGGAAGAAATCGACTCCCCTACGTTGCTGTTCCCCGGCGGGCGTCGAGGTGGGTCACAATACTTCGTTCCCGTACCATTAACAGGCGGAATGTTGAAACAGCAAACAGCCGGAAAGTTTTCTATGTATCGTCAAGCTACCAATGCGGTTTCAGCAGAGACGTGCCATCAAACAGATGCGCCTATTTTTGTTTTTTACGATGGTGATAAGGAACAAGTAGTTCGCTGGAAACAGAATTTTATTGCTTACAATCCCAAGGATACCTACGAGACTAATGCGCCTCTTTCTCCATCTGAAATTACCTTTGGATGGACCGACGGCTTGGGGTGCCATGGCGCTGATACGTGGATTTATACGGGAGATACTCGTAGGTATGAGCAAGGTTTTTTTGGCATTCCAGGTAAATCCGTTTCCATTTCTTGGGAGGGGTCTGCGGAGCATCGAATTGCTGTAGCATACTCTATAGGTCAAATTTTTAGCGGCCAATCAAGCGGATTTAATGAAACTTATGGGAGATTTATTACGGAGAAAATATATCCCACTTATTATGGAGCTAATGCAACTCAAATTCTTTATCGCGGTTATAGCGAGCAATATATCGATGCTTTGGTACTGCCGATTTACGATAGAGAGTCGGTTTATTTTGTGGATGTCATTAAGCGTACAGGGCATTTAACACGAAATGAATATAAAGGTTGGGGTTATTTGAACGCCCCCCCTGTACGGTCTGATTATTATGAGTATGTGGATGGAAATAACGTTGGGGATTTCATTCGTTCTTATACTCCTTCTTCTTCTTCCCCTCCAAGCTCCCAATTCCCTAGTAGTAACCCAGATTCTACAACAACCAGTACCGACGATCCTAATGAGTCACGTCAATATTCAGGGTTATTATATGCTGGTAGAGTGGCACATCCATTAACTATTAGCACTGATGCGATTCCACCGGAGTGGAGTTGGGACGGTGTAGGTGGGGATGATTATGAGACAGCGTTGTGGACTTCCAATCAGTTTGCTAAAGCGGTTGTATTCCAAGATGACTCCATTATTGATCCTTTTATTTCAGAGCCGTTTTGGGCTATGGCTTCCTGGCACAACGGTCAAGAAGCGCAGCTTAGTTACATTTTAGGGAAACCTAATAATATCCCTGAGATTGTTAATTCAAAAGATTTTGCTATGACTGCAAATACTTTTCCAACGGCTGTAGTACGCGATGTAAATTTGCCTGTTTCAGAGCTTGATAACCCTTAATCGAAGTAGATGATTTAATTTATGGCGCAGTATCGATATTGGAAGCTAAAAAATTTCACGGTGTCGGGAGACTACTTGGAAGTAGGTGAGTTTATGCTATGGACGGCTGATACTAATGTTAATTCATCAGCTACGATTACAGCGGTGTCAGTTAACAACGTTACTAAATGGTGGGATGGACTTTGGACGTCGGGGTATGGTGCAAATGAGCTAACTGCTAATCTAGGGCCGTTAGAGTTGAAGTGGGATTTCGGCGCTAGTGGGCCTTACCCCGATATTAGGTCTGTAAAGATCGCTTACTACGATAATGCAAGTCGATATCCTAAGTCGTTCGATTCGTTTTATTCGAGTAACAACGTAAATTGGACTTTAGCAACACAACTTACAAACATTGATTCTTCGGGTAAGACGAATTACATTACAGTAACTGAGTATCCGATTGACCCGCTGTGGTACGAACAATTTTATCGTCCGCCCCAGATTGCACCACCTAAATTTCCCATTGCTGACCTTCAGCGCAATATTATATACACTTTAAATTTATAAGAGGCCCCTATGTCTGGAAAACTTTGTTCCGTCACTACATCTTCTATTAGTTCCAATTCTCCTGTAGCTACTGAGGTTTCTTGTTCGGGCAGCTCAGCTAAGAAGACAGTAATTCAAATATCCTGCAACGGCGGAACTAATAAACCTAGAGCTTTGATAAAGAAAGTTGGAATATACTTTGGCGGGACCAGCACCGTAAACAAACCTGTCATTTGTTTCCTAGCACGACAGGTCGCTGGCACACCTGGTAGTAGCAATACTAGTTCACCTCCTGTTATTTACGGACTTAGTGATGGCATTGATACGATATTAACTCAAGGCATGGTAAATTTTACTTCAGAGCCTAACTCACTGTCGGTGTTGGAAGTGTTTGAAGTTCATCCACAATCCGGTCTTGTATGGGTTGCGCCCTTGGGGACAGAGCCTGTAATTCCGCAAGGGGGCGCTATCGGATTGGTTGTATGTCCAACCGATTCTGTTAATTGTCACGCCACTATTTTGTTTGAAGAATAAGCGAATCTAGCCTTATGTCTGCTTACGGAACGGGTATCGTATCTTCTAGGGGACAGGTTACTATCCTACCGAGGATATTAATCCCTACTGACTTTGTATTCGCAGCGGGGATTGAGGTTCAGATCGACTTGTTTGAAGTTGATCCTGCAAGTCATATCTATATACCCGGCACAGTTGATGCGAATGGGAATAGTATTGGTTTGCCGTTGGTTTTGTTCGACATCTCTCACGACGAAGGATTGGAGAGTAATGTTCAACCGCAAACTCCCGCAGTTGATACTACTTTTGACTTATTTAAGCTTGCTACGCCTACTTGGTTTGGATACTTAGATACCAATATAAGTCTTGAACTATTCACCGTGGCGGGGTTTGTACTTCCGCCGACGATCAGCGTCAATGCTGAATTGCCATTGTTCGCCATGGACCCTACTCCCATGGCCTATGGCAGTGTTCAGTTCGAACTCTTCACGCTGGTGTCAGCTTCCATTGGAGAGTACCGCGCTCGTGGTGATATTCAGCTAGAACTGTTTACAGTTGAAGGAAGCGTTCTTCGCGGCGTCCCGGTTATCAACGCAGCAATTGATCTGGTACTGTTCGAGGTTTATCGAGAGATTACGGCAGATATCAAGCTTCCTCTGTTCGATGTTGTCAATACTTACGCGATCAACTACAAAACAGGCGTTGCTTGGTGTAGCAATCTACGCTTTGACGATGGTCCCGAAACCACGGAGTTTACTAACTTTGGATTCCTTCATATTCTTCGTTTGGGAAATGATTACTACGGAGTCAAGAATGATGGGTTTTATAGGTTGGGAGGTACTTCGGACGAAGGCGGAATCCCTATCCAGTCCGTACTTGAGCTTGCTCCGAATACTTTGAACGACTTGCATCGTAAGCGTTGCGCTTATGTGTATCTCAACGGGGATTCTTCCGTTACGCTGACGGCTAAAGTGGACGGAATTTCAAGTCCAACTTATGTCAATACAGATTCCAGCGACCGCAAAGTTAAGTTAGGGAGAGCCTTGGCTGGAGTCACTTGGGGTTTTACGCTGACTAATATCAGTCAAGGAGTATTAAAGATCAATGGATTGGAGCCTATGTTTGAACCATTATCTCGTAAGGTGCCCTAATGGATGCCGATACACTTTTAAGTAATTTACAATCGCAAGCCAATAATACTCAGAGTAATACCATATCGGAAATTAATACTCTGATGGGCGCAGTTCAGGGATTACTGAGTAACCCACAAACAATTCAAGATAAGAACTTCTCAGACCCTGGTACGAATTTAACAGAAGCTGCGATAACTGATGTTCAGTATGGAGTTGGCAGCACCAGTCCAGACTTCGGAACTTGGCCAATTCCTTCTGCTACGTACCAAACCCGGTTCAATGATAACTTCGTCCCAACTGAGACTCCTAGTTCGTTCTGGCCCGTCATTACGCCTGGCACTATTACGGAACCTTCAACGGGTCCTACGTGGCCTGCCATCGAAGCAAAGCGTCCAACGGATGGAACCCCCGCAGCACCGGTTCTGACAGAAGCTCCTGTCGATGGAGCCATCGACTTCAATCTGTTCCTCGCTAACGACGTAACGTTGGTAGAAGGCGCAGTACGGTCTTGGGTCAATACCTACGCACCTCAGTACGCACAAGCATTGGCTCAATTGGAACAGTTCACCATGGATGGCATCGCCAACGGCGCGGCGCTGCCTGCAACAATTGAAGCGGCTATGATCAATCGCAAGCGTAAGTCATTGGATCGTGAGCGTATCGCAGCCGAACAGCAAGCGGCGCGAGTAGAAACCGCACGTGGAGGCGACGTACTCCAACCCATGTACTTCGCCAGTTTGCGAGCTATTAATGCACAGTATAGTGACCAGATCGCGGCCCATAACGAAGAAGTATTCCTCTGGCGTTCCGAGTTGGAAGTCAAGCATCGGCAGTTTTGTATGCAGACAGCGACACAACTTCATTCGACCATCACTCAGATTATGGTCAATTGGGGAGGTTTGTTCGTGCAGTACAAAGGCGCGTTGGCTAATTACTGGGCAGCTATCGCCCGAATCAAAGCTGACGCACATAATGCCAAAATGGACGAAGACGTTAAAGTGTACATGGCTCAGTTGGAACAGGAAGCCAAGATTTATGGACTGGACCTTGAAGCGGACAAAGCTGATTTGACTGGGTATCAAATCTCTACGGGGTACCAGGAAGCGTTGCTTCGTAGCCGTACAGATCAGGCGCGGCTGTCGCTCGAAGCAGCGTCGACCAAAGCTCAAGTAACTGCCAGTACTCACAACGCAGCACTCAGCGCTCAAGCTCAAATCACGGGGATTAGACTGGAACAGGATGCCAAGATTTATGGGCTCGACGTGGAGAAAGCCAGAGCTAATATCGACGGCTGGAAAAGCTACGCCTCAGCTTTGGTAGAAAAGTTCAGGGCGTTCGTGGCTGCGGATCAGAACGCCATTCAATCTCAACTGGGTGTGCTCAACGCACGGGTTGAGTCGCGGAAACTCAAGGCATCAGAAGCTGAACTGAAAATGCGCGGGAAGATCGCGGATTACGAAGGGAAGATCAAGAACAGTCAGATGGAGAAAGAACTCATTCTACGGGCCAATCAATCTGCATTGGATGCTTACGCGGCTGCTGCATCTACATTGGGTCAGATCGCTGCCGCAGCTATTCATGTCATGAATGGTATGGCCAGCAATCAAATTACTACAACCAAGAAAGGTTGACGATGATTAAGAACTTCCTGAGCAACGCAACCCGGTTGGCGCTTCAAGAAGCGATCCGTTCCGAACTCTACGCTTCTGCGCTGTATAAGCACCTCGCCAATCAATGCCAGCGATTGGGTTACTTCGGAGCGGCAAAGTATTTCCTTAAGGAAAGCGCAGATGAGCTGACGCACTATCAACGCCTCGCCGATTACATGAACGACCGCGGCGACGTAGCGAAAATCCCCACAGTGGCGGGACCAACAGACTCCATTGCGGATTTGAAAGCTGCACTACTGGCAGGGTACAACGCGGAAGTCGATCTCGGAGCCAAGTATGCAAAGTGGTATACCGGCATCCATCCTAATGACCCGTTGACTGCTCAGTTCCTGCTGCAATATTTGGAGATACAACGCACCAGTATTGGGGAGTACGGCGATTGGATATCCCGCATGAACCTCGCCAAGGATGATCCCAGCGCCATACTACTGATAGACCAAGAACTCGGAGAAGACTAATGGCTCAACAGAATCTAAAACCCGGCCCGGTCTATCCTCCGGCACCTTCCGATACCGTTCCGGCTATGCTGACTCCTGGCGAAGTTGTTCTGAACAAACACGCTGTGGCCCTGGCTGGACTGCCTACTCTAAACAAACTTAACGAACTGGGGCTGCGGTATGCTGAACTGGGACGTCCTGGGTATGCTAAAGGGGGCGCCCCTTCTCGTGCGCCGGCTCTTAATAAGGCTGGAGAACTTACAAAACCTACCGAGAAACTTAATGCTCGGAAGTCTCTGACAGATTCGTACGACGAAATGATGGGAGAATCTCCCAGTTCCCTCGACTATAGTCAGGTTCCATACCAAACTGGAGCGCAAGCAGGCGCAGGAATGAAGGCTCCTGAAAATTTAGGAGGGCTAAAACGTCCTGGCTACGCTGACGGCGGTAAGATCGAACTATCATGGAAAGATAAGTTAGGTGATTTAACTGGCGGTGTATTGGGCACCAACAAGAATATTGTCGAGACCAAGAAACGTTCCATGGAGCTGCAACGTGGTGCAGAGCTGAAGAATGAACCCGAAGCAGCACCCCCCACTTCTCAGCCAACACCAACATTGGCACCTGCATATGAACCTCGTAAAGGCTTGGGTCTCTACCTGGATCGTACCAAACAGATCGATAGTCAGATCGATAAAGCGGCTGGCTACGCTGATGGTGGCGGAGTAGAACTGAACTGGCGAGACAAACTGGGGGATATGACAGGCGGCGTTTTAGGAACCAATAAGAATATCGTCGAGACCAAGAAACGCATGATTGAGTTGCAGTCAGGCCATGCTTCTCCGCCTCCTGAACCTACGCCCGCACCCGCAGCTACACCTGTTCGCGCACCTGCGCCGACACCCAACAGAGGATTCGATGCGATTCGTAACCGCACGAATCAGATAGACGAAGCCGTCAACAGGGCTGTAGGGGGTGCTAATGGCATGTATGTCACTCCGACTATGCAGCCCATCGGCACGTCCCAGACTTCGCCTGTCATGCCTTCGTACACGTCGCTTCCTACCCCCCGAATCAGCGCAGGGGGTGTACAACCGCCCCGATCATTCGGGTTGAAAATGGGAGGGGTTGTGCCGGGATATGCGTATGGTACTGACGACCCTGTAAGCAAAGCTATGGATACTAACGTACCTAAAGCAATTGATAACATTGTTGCACCGCGTAGTAGTTCTATAGCGTCACAATCTACTCAATCAGGTTTGTCTACGTCTCCGGGATGGGATGCTAATCAGTCTGCAAAAAACGCTGCTATCTTGGCGAATACAACTCAACCTGAGATGACTCGTGGTGGGCAGATTTCTCCTGACTTTCTGAATTATTATGGAGTAGGCCCAAACTCCGCTTACAAGATTTCGATGGGAGATACTTCCTATACCGGTGCTCGTGGGGATGCACCTCGTCTGGAACAAAACGTAACGAACCCTTCTGGGTTCGCAAGCCCTCAAGATGGAACAGTGCGTGGACTGATTGGCAATGGCTTAGGTGTACGAAGTCTGATTGGTGACTCTGCGGTACAAGATTTCCAAAACAATGATCAAAGTCCTTACAACCCTGTTACGTCTCCTATGTCTTGGCAATCTTATGCTTCCAAGAAACGTGGTAGCGAACCGTTATTGACGACGGGGTATGGATTGGGAAGAGTAGTGCCTGGGTATGCAAATGGCGGATACCAACTTTATCCGCAGGATGCTATTCCTTATGACCCAAAGTTAGAAGCTCAGAAAAGTGCTAGGGGGGCATCAAATGCTAGAGTTGAACCTGAAGAGCTAACCACACTTGAACAGCTAGGTAAAAACCTGGATACGCAACGACCTCTATTTAATGCGATGGCGGCTCGTTTTGGTTTATCGCAGTCTGCACCCGTGGCTCAACCAGCAGCTCAACCAGTAGCTCAACCAGTAGCTCAATCAGCAGCAACTGCCCCTGAGCCGATTAACTACAACCCAGAATTTCAACGTGAAGGCAATACCCTTCGCTTCGGACTCAATCGTCAGAATATGATTCAGTCCGATGCTAACCCTGCTGGTATTGATAGGATCGAAGCAGGTCTCAGAGCTGGAAAGTACAACCTTACCCCTGAGTCTGCTGAGTCTCAATACTACGGCAACCCAGCTGGTGGAAACTCAACCTTCGAAGGCAGGAAATGGGGAGCCCAACATAACTTACCTTTAACTCCTGAGAGTGCACAAGCTTATATAGCTGCACGAGCCACTCATCCAGGGACGCAACCTAGTCTGAAAGACTTAGCAGGTATAGAAGCATGGAAACAAGCTACACCTGAAGAACGCCCGGACATAATAAGGAAACTCTCTGGCTTACAAGAGCCGCTTTATCGCAATGAAACCCGAGTTAAACTACCGTCTGATCGCTCTGGAGAGAAGTGGGATGAGTACCCTGCCATTTTTGAGAACGGACAAGTTACGATTCCACAAACAAGTATGCAAACGTTTGCACATAAATTTATGTCCGATTCAGGCAGTCAAGGGTGGCTTGATTTTCCACGAGCCATAGCTGAATTAAATCATCATCTTCGCGCCAATAATTATGAAACTCTACCCGAAGATGATGTGGAGTTTGATCCTGGCACAGGACGGTTTATGTCTAAGTCCAATCCAGGCCATGAGTATTTAATTAAGCCTATTCCGAAGAAACCTCGATGAGTTTCAATCAACAGACTGGGTGGTATGTAGCAGACCCTGTTCCCATAGCACCGCCAAGTGAGTTAGACAATTCTACACAACCAGAGCAGCATGTTGCTAAACCAGTTCCTGTACAAACTTCTTTAGCAACTACCCCCGAACTCGCCGACATCCCTAAGGCGGTTATTCGTGGGCTGACTAAAGTACCTGGCACTGCACTCAAGTTGGTAGAAGTCCCCGCAGGTTTGGCGGAGGCTTACGGCCCAAAGAATGCTACGTTGATGAAGCCGGTTCATACGCTGAACCAGGGGATGCAGGCGCTGGAGACTAAAGCGATTCAGCCGGCAGAGCAATGGGTTGAGAAGCAACTGCCTTACTCACCGGCTGTGCAACAAAGTCAGGCAGAGCAAGCTCAGTTAATGAAGCAGATTCCTGAAGTGTCTCTTCCGGAACATCCGGGCTTCAACCAGGAAACTTTGGGAGCTGCGAAGCAAGGGCTTCAGTTTGCTTGGGAGGCAGGGAAAGCTGCGGCGCAAACGCCTTTGGCGACTGCTACCAATTTAGGCGAGTCTATGGCGGCATTCGGGGGAGAAGCCGCGTTGTTGAACCTCGCCACACGTAAAGCAATGCCTCTGATCGGTAAGTTGGGAATACCCAACCGATCTCTGCTCAAAGAAATCAACCCCGAAGCTGAAGCACTGGTTAACGAAAAGATCGGGCAAGCAGCCCTGCGCCAGTCCACTGCATTGAATGCGCTGATGGAAGGTAGCGATGCCTTCACGACAGCTCGGGATCAAATCCTGCAAACGCCCATCGAGGAACTTAGAAAAGACCCCAAGTTCAACGAACTTGAACAGCAATATGGACCCGACGAAGGTAAGAATACCTACGCACAATTGCAGGCTTCCAAAGCCGCCGCGATCGCAGCTCCAGCAGGGGGTGGGATATCACGAATCGCAGGAGGCGGGCTCGAAGCTCAGATCTTGGGGCGGCTTGCAGGCCAAACCAGTGAAGCAGCCGGCAGAGGAATCAAAGCGGCTGCATTGAAAGGACTCAAAGGTACTGGTGCGGAGATGTTCGAGGAAACTGGACAGAACCCTGCCACTCAGTTCGCTACCAACATTGTCCAGCCTGGAGTCAACCCGCTGCGCGGGATACCCGAAGCCATCGGAACGGGCGCCGCTTCAGGTTTGTTAGGGGGTGGAGTAGGCAACATAGCAGGAGCTACCAGCGATGTGTTGGCTACACCACCCGCTACTCAACCGCCAATAACGGACAATAAGGGACAACAACCATCCGCCGGTACAAGACCCTCCGTCGATCCCGAAATTGCCTCCGCATTTGACACCCTAAGTAAATCCACCACAAAGCCGCCAGTTCAAGGCGCAGTCAAATACAATGTAGAAACTCCTACAGGCACGCCTGCGTATACCCCACACCACTCGCTAACAGATACGTTGGGTAAGGCACTGCAAGCTTTGGGGTATGAAACGTACACCAAACCTGGCATTGCACATCCAATTGTAGATAAGCCAAGTAAAACTATTGTATTCAACCCGTCAGCTCAAGGCGAAGTTGCGTTTCACAAAGCTGTAGTTGACCCGTTATATACAGCAGTACGTGGTAACGACGCACTATTTAAATTATTAGTTAAGCAAGAGATACCGCAAAAAATGGAAGAAGGTTCTTTCTATCGTAGAAAGAATGATCTTACTGCAAAGAATACTTTAAAGCCTAAATTTGAAGAAGCGATATTGGATGCTTTTACTCGTGACGCACCGCGCTCTGATAAAGTGCTGGACCATATCGCATTCGCCGTGAGTCGGGGCGACACACGGTTCTTACAGTCCAAGCCGCCATCGACGTTCACTAAGGTCGATTTGTCAGAGGCGCTGAAGAAAGACCCTATCTCTGCGGAAACAGTGAAGTCTTTCTCAGATCAAGGGTTTGCATTCACGGGGTCGGGTTCACTGTCGACCAAAGGTACGGTACATCGAGACGCGACAAAAGATTTGTTACATGATTTAGATTTTCATGCGCCTGCGGATATAGAACTTAATCAGGCAAAGATGTCTGATGAAGAACTTAAAGATGCTATTGGCAAACGTATCTTAGCTGCTATGCCGAATCTTGGCGAAGTTCCCCTTGCTAGAAATTTCGAGGATAACTATTCTCGTACTTTCCAATACATGATACCCCGTGATCCGACATA